AGATGGTCGACCCCCCCGCGCTCCGCTGCTGTGTCGTGGTATTTGTAGCTGCCGCGGATGCGCCCAGTGTACCAGCTGATGAGGCCGGAACAGTCCGTGCAGCGCTGGCCTATGTACTTGGCTGCCTTAGCTTTGTAAGTGGATGTGTATGTACCTGGGTTCTCCCGGGCCAGGCGGTCCAGGATGGCCTGCGTCAGTATCTCGCCCTTGGCCCCGTAGACGTAAGGGGTACCCAGCTTACCCTTACAGTGATTGATTAATCCTGATGCTGTCTTACTCATAGTGTTTTCCTCCATCAAAAAAAATAAGGCCCAGGGACATCCCTGAGCCATGAAAAGTTGTGACGTCACAAGTTGCGATATCGCAACTACTCTATTTTCTGCGATTTGCCCTTTAACACTTCAATGGCATTCACTATCACATCAGATTTCACTATCCCCATGAGTCCTGCATTCTCCACAATAGACAACGACTCATTCGCGATAAATCCATATGTGGCTGCCAGCATAATATAATCTACTCCCAAGGCCACATCAAGCTGATGAGCTACCGCCAGAAGGCACACCATCATAAATTTTTTGCACAACCCTTTAAGCATGGCGTTTGAACTAGCGGCACCGCTCTCTGATTTTGGTGACTTTTTAAATACCACAGCCACTAAGAATCCCGCCAACAGGTCCAGACCCATAAGTATGAGCACGATACTCAATGTCGGGGTCCAGCCGCCAAAAAGCTTTACTCCCGCCGCTGCGGCCATACCTGCAATGGCGCATATAATATCTTTCTTCATTTTCATATACCTCACCTACTCTGTAATTAGCTCTTCACATTCCAGATCAACCAGTACCTGGCGCACTTGGTCCTTAATTTTATCCGGGACCTGCCTGAATGTCTTCCTCCCCTTTACAATCAGGGTTGCATAAATGACTGCCATGGTATCTACCTCCTTCCTCAATAATAAAAAGAGCAGCAGTCTAAGCATTAAGTACCGCCTCGACTTCCGCCCTTAACTTCTCCGGGACCTGTTCAATCGTTTTCTTGCCCTTGCGAATAAGGTCCGCATATACAATTGCCATATAGTCTGCCATTCTTTACACCTCCATTCCCTCGTAAATTTCTGTCAGGGCCAGCTGGGTATTGGTTACCTCTTCGGCCAGTGCCAGATTGGCCTCATACTGTTCTGTGAGCGCCAACTGTGCCTCTGTAAGCTGGTCACCCAGACTTACCACCTGTTCCTGCAGACGTCCAATATCTGACTCAGGCAGATACGCAAAGACAGGCTGTGGGTTACTGGCATCTGTCACGTCAATATAATTCAACTGAGCTCCATCAGGAATATCCACCCACATGCACCGTAATCCCTGTGGTAAAGTTTCTTCTCCATAAATAATTGACCATATACGGCCTGTAACGTCGTATATCACTAATGCTTTCATAAGTTCAGCTCCTCCTTCCTATACAGGTCTTCCTAATATAATTCGGTAAATAGTAGCGCTATATCCGCCAGAATAGCCACTTGTACCGATAAATACTGTAGGCTGCCTTCCGATATCAAATATGTCTAAAGCTACTTCCCTGGTATTGGAATCTATCGAATAACTATTGCTAGTCGAAACTTCCCAGCTACCGTAATCAGCACCCTGTCTAACTACGCCGACAGTTAATGATACATTACACGAATACCTAACATATAATTTTCCATAACTACTGAATGATACAGGCGAATTGAAGGTCACGCCTTTTCTAGATGGTTGATCCGAGTTTGTTGCAAAAGATATGGTACATCCAATATTCACATAATTTGTATATGAACCACCATAATTAATTCCAGTAGTATTCCCATCTAAAAATATATTATAGTACCGATCCAGCCATCCCTCGAATGTGCCTGCACGTCCAAAGATGGTCACTCCTCTTTTTATATTCCAGGGCTGTAAATTTCCATCACCTACGATTGTCTGGTTCCCGGTCAGATACTGGTTGGCGGCTATTACCTGGTCATAGTTCTGCCCGTAGTAGGTTGCAGCCCCTTTTTCAGCCATAGTTCCCTTCTGAGCATTTCCATCAGTATCCACATACGTCTTGCCTTTACGTACATCTGCTGACACAATCGTAATTAAGTCAAGGTCCGCCCCTCCATCTCCCCCCATCATCAATGGTATATGTGCCATTTTACATTACTCCTTTCAAGCCAAGCGTAATATTGACAGTCGGTTTTACAGTGGCCCTCACCGTCACGCTACCAGATCCAGTCTCAATGTCATAGATGTAGCTTACCGCCTTATTTATAGCCTTCTGTTCCTGGCGGGTACAACCGCTGGGATACACGATGCCCACGCCAGGTACATCATTGGCCGTTATCCCTTCTATGGAAATAACCTGTTCATAAGGAGCTGAACTTCCGGTCCACCCTGCGGCGGTGAGCATAATGTTGCTGCAACCCTGAATACGGTTTACCTCCTCCCCTATCTGTTGCAACTGTAAACCACCAAAAGCATCCCCTCGCTGCGTATAGGGCGTTATATCCTCGATATATTTACCGCTGCCATCCGGTGCATCAGTAATGCTATACAATCGGTGTTCTCCTTCAAAAATGTCGTCTTTCCAATCAGTTTTCAAAATCTTTCACCTCCAAGTGTAAATATCAGCCTCTTTCGACCATTAATTTGTCCTATCAAATTGTTGTATATCAACAAACATGCTGATTCAATTCGATTAAACTCCTTGTAATCTGGCGTGGGTTGATTCGGATAATAGGTTTGCTGACTGCCAACTGGAAACGGGTATGTATTGGCACATATGGCCGCCAAATTCGCCTCAATGGCATTTATTTCATCCGCATAGACATAGTCTGCATAACCCTTTTCCTCCCCCATCGAAACCAACGTATAAGCCTTATAGACCTCTAAGGATAATTCCTTTAGATAAGCAATATTTCCTATCCAACGGTTATAATCTTCTATGTTGACATTATCTGTATGTTTCCAGTCTGTTTTAGGTGTCTTCCAGGACATATAATTATCACACCTCTTCTTAATTACGCGGTCCGTTTCCACATGTAGCATGTCATATAAGGCTGTAATATAGACTGAGCTGACGAAAGGTTAGCACCAGTATTCCCATGGTTATGCCCCCAATTGCTTCCCGTATATGATATGCTTCCCCACATTGTGTTCTGCCCTCCTCTATCCGTTGTCTGGAACCCCCTATGCGTATCATTAGCAGAAAAACCCTGACCAGAAGCCGAATTATTCTCATTATGAGTGGTTACTCCTACATGAGAATGAGAAGGCATTTCTTCAGTAGTTAACGCATGGTTTGCAGTCGCATGTGTATGGTTTAGGTTTATAGTCTTACTGCCACCAGGTTTTTCCACCACATTAAATTCTGCTTGAGATGTATCCACACACACCAAGGTTCGTCCTGGTGCAAAAAGTGTCCAGGAACCCCCGAAATACTCCGATGGATTTGTGGGATTAATAGACATGTAAATTGAACCGACTGGGTATATAGTGTTTATCAGGCCCGCCCTTGACAATCCTCTCTGCCCCTTCCCTTCATAACTCGCATTCTCTTCTCTGGCCAACTTATCCCTCCTGTCCCACAGCCCGTCTTGCTTTGACCGTACCAGACAATGAGCCGCCGTTAAAGTTTAGTTTGTGCTCACATATCTGTATCTGTAGTCCTTCCACATATTTATTCTCTAAGAACAGGATGTCTCCAGCATCCAGCCTTGGTTCTCCACGATAAGTAATATCATATTCAATATTATTCCTGAAATAATTTCCCAACCAGTCCGCCTGCAGCTGCGCCAGTGACTCCTCGCTTATGAGTGGGTTGCTCCACTCCTCCACGGTCCCAGTCGTGTTGATGACCTTGGAATACAACTTGCTGGTCACCGCATAAGCTTTACCATCTACCACAAACTCATACTCCCCGACTAAGCCAGATACATCCACAGTCGCATAATAGTTGCTGCTACCTGTAATAGTAAGAAGCACCCCACCAGCCGCCGCCGATATATCATAGGATGCTTCTGTAAAATAAAAGGTATAGGAGTTGTAGCCTGTCACATCCAACGTTTCCTGAAAGATATTCTTGACCTCATCTGTCTCACTATAGATATTCCGTACTATATCCACCCGGCCAACTTTCTCCTCCTGCCGTCCAACTGGTGTCTTGGTCATAACACGGTAATCCATGTTATAGTCCGTCACATCCCCGAATACCACGGAATCCACAAATACGCGACTGTTTGGCTGACCTTGGGTAAACTCAAACTCTATTGTATCAAACTGAGAAAACTCATGCTTTATCATGTTCTCAACACCAAAAGGTCCCGGAACTGCATAGCTCTCCTGCAGTGTCCCTTCAAAGTAGGTATGGATGGTTACACCATGGGCTGGGTTGCTGGAAAAATTAAGACGCAGACTGTAGTAGACCATGGCTGCCTCCAAAATGATGGTTAACCTTGGGTTGCCCTGGAAGTTCCCGGCTGCATCCGCAACCTGTGCAGATACAAACCCGGCCGCCAGATACTGCCCGGACCGCGGCAGGAAGTACATGGCCCCGTCTACCCTCCAATGGTCCCTTGACATGGTTGCGTACTCATACTTGGTGGCGCTGTTGACCACGGACGGGAGGTTACTCCATGGTGTGGCATCCTCTGACTGTACAATCATGCGTTCCGGGGATATGACCGTCACGAAGGCTGCCTGGATACGAATGATTCCCTTGCGGTCCTGGTACAGTCTGCACCGGCCGGCATTGGCTATAATCTGCAGGCATTCCTTATGAGTCACACATGGCAACGGGTTGTATACGGTGACCTTCCTCAGGTACTCATCCAATTCATAGGCCCTTTCATCCAACCCTGCATCTTTAAAGACATCTAACGCCAGGTCATACAGCGTAATACCTTCTGACCGGTATAGGCCCCGATAATATACGTCACTTAGGTCATCTATCTTATCCTTACTGTTAAAACTCATCATGGTATCATCTGCTTCCCAATCAGACAGATAGGTAACACAGCCGTCCATCCATATGGTTTTCCCGTCCCGGACATCATAGCCATAACGGACCGTAACTTCCTGGCCCACCTCCAGATAATGAATAACGCTGGCTTTGTTCTCCACATCAAACATGCGGTTGTAGTTCTCAATCTGCAAGGAAAAATCTACCGTTGATAACTCTCCAGCCACTGGGCTGATGTATTCTGTCTTTATGGCCTTCTGGATTTTCTTATTCTCAAAGCTGATGCCGATTCCCATAAGGATTTTGTATATTCGCAGCCGCCCCTGGCCATTGACCATCCTGGTGGGCGTAATTATCAGATACTCAGTCCCATCAAATATATCGTCCATGGTCCAATAGCTTAAGGTATTTCCGGTGTATTCCACAGTCTTAGTACCATTACTGACTGTAAAATCCACCGGGTAATTCCTGCCCCAGTTGACGGTCAGTCCACGGATATCATAGGCCGCCCCAAACTTTAAACAGACGGGTCCCAGTAAATCCTTTGAAATGACACCGTTATTATACAGGTAATCCGCAGCATCTGTCCGCGGTGGAAATACCATGGAGCCATCCGCCTTAAACCAGTTATGCTCCATGGTGACATACTCCAGTTCCACTTCGTAATTGTCCAGGAGCCGGGTAAAATTAGACAGGTAGCTGTATTCGGCGCCATGCTCCGGCACCACAGTCGAATCCTTTTGGGCTACCTGATTAATAATACCAATCGTGACTACCATATAGGATTGGTTACGGGGTACTGAATCCATTGACTGCCTATATTCCTTCGATGCCTTTTGCATTACTCAATCACCCCACAATCTACGATGTTTACTTTACAGTTCTGATATAAGGTTGGAAGTCCGTCCGCATCAAACGCAATCGGCTCCGCTGTCCGGTTCCCAGGATACATCTTAAGAGTCATCCAATCATTATTAACCATATCCGGTATCCGGGCTATGACCACAAACTTCTCAAACTCCTTCAACATATCAGACCAGGTCTTTGCGTCCAACTGTTTCCACTGAAGGCTGTCAAACTTGTACTGGTCCCGCCCTACCTTTTGTCCAACGAACTCCCCCAAGGCATTCTTGCCCTGGGATACATTCGTAGCCACGGTTAGCTTCCCACCCACATCAGGGCCCGGGAACGTCCGACCATTGATTGTGATTATCGCCATGTATAAAAACCGCCTCCTTATGTGCTGCCAAATGAATAACCACTGCGCTTATCCAGCTCCACCAGCTTCTTCCTGATTTCCCGGATGTCAATGTTAACCGTCAGGTCCATCCGTTCAATCAGGTCGATGATATTTCTTAGCAGTTCCACCATCATGCCCAGATAATACTCACTCATTCCACCATTACTCTGCTGGGACGCCAAGGCCACCGCCCGGTCCACCATGGCCTGCATCTTATCCTCAGGCGCTACAATCTCGCCATAGTGCCTGTTATCACCTATCATGGCCAGCTGCGGGGTGTTGGCGCGGACAAAACCGCCCTGGGCCAGACGCGGAAGATGGATGTTTGGTATATTCGGGATAAAATCAGCGCCGATGCCTGGTACCTTATCCGCCACCTCATTTACGGCGTCTATCATGGCATTAATCGCATCAATAACCCTGTTGGCCATGCTCTCTACACCATTGATAATCATGTTGATGATACCCTTTATATCTGCCCAGATACCGTCCCAGGTTTCTTTTGTCTTTGTTCTCACCGTATCCCAGACCCCGGCAATAGCATCTTTTATGGCCGTGAACTTCTCATCCACTGCTGTCTTGATTGTATCCCACAGATTTGATACGAATTCCTTAATGGATTCCCATATTTCTGATGTCTTACTCTTGACATTCTCCCAGGCCGTGCTGATGGATGTCTTGATAGCATTGAATAATGTATTGGCCAGAGACTTAAGCCAGTTCCAAAGAGTATTCAAAAGTGTCTTGATTCCGTTCCAGATGGTACTGGTTGCTCCAGATATAGCAGTCCACGCCAGGTTAACAACATTTTGAATGAATGTTACTGCACCAGAAACGAGCTCTTTCAATGCCTCCCAAATACCGGTGAATATTTCCTTGATTCCTTCCCAGGCAAGACTCCAGTCACCAGTAAACACACCAACAATGAAGTCAATTACACCGCCAAGCGCTGTGAGCAATCCTTCTATGACACCCGAAACGGCTTCCCAGAAACCAAAGAATGTATCAATGGCGGTTTGTAGGCATGAAGCTATGACCGGTGCCACATTGGTCATGAACCATTCAATGAATGGCTGTAGAACTCCGGTCCATAATTTTGTGATCGCATCTGCTACTTTTCCACCAAATTCCAAGAATTTATCAATCAGCGGGCTGAGATACTGGTCCTTAAATTCCACAAACCGCGTTGACAAATTCTGTAATACCGGAAGGATATGGGCATTATACAGATTAAGCCACAAAGTACCAATTTCCGTAAACCCTTGTCTGAAAGTTGCCAGCATGGGGGCTACATGCTCATCATATGTGGTACCTATCTTTTCAAAAGTTTCCGCAGCTAAATCTTTGATTGTAGAAAAAACAGGTTCAACCGCGCTGAATGTATCTTCCAGGGTTGTCCTGATGTAATCCGCATTTTCGATGAAGGGAGCCGTAATTGTATCCAATACATCCGCCGCAAAAGTCCCTGCTAGTTCCGTACCACCCATGAAGGCTTCGGAAAATATCCCAATAATATCGGCATTAATCTGCTTTGCACTGTCACTGCGAAGGGACGAAAAAACCGTTGACCACGCTTTTGCTACTTTACCTTCTATTTCAGCAATACGTGAGCCAATGTCAAACATGGCAACGATATATTCCTTTATACGGTCTTTATTCTGCTGTAAAAACAGGCTGATTCCACCCAACAGATTATCCGCAATGGATGCCCCTATACTGGCGACAGAACCTGCTATCTTGCCCAGATTGATGGCCAGGATATTGGCAAACCGGTTGGCGGCCTGCTGCACCTCCGGAGATGTGAATATCTCCGTCAGGCTGTCCTTGATGCTCTGGATGGATTCCTTCATGCTATCCAGAACGCTGGTATCACCAAAACCAATCTTAAACCCGGCTAAAAATATGCCCTTTAGCTGGGTCGCTCTATCTAATAATCCTTGATATTTGCTGTCTACCTCATCAATAAGCGAGGTATCAAGCTCACCCATATCAAACTCGTCCGCAGAATACCCACCATCAGCTCCAACTCCGGAACCACCGCCTCCGGAATCCGCATCAGGATTAATGATATTAAGCTCATCAATGCCTGTGCTGACACTTTTCATGTCTTTAGCGGCCTTCTTAGCAGCCCCGCCGGCTCCCCCTGCAGCTGCTCCTGCCTTATCCGCAGACTGAGCCATTGCATCCATACCTGCCGTGGCCGCAGATGCACCGCCCCCGCCCTTCTTCCCAGTTACCATCTCCGTGAATGCCTTGAAGGCATTGGCCAGGCTCATCAGCTTACTGATGATGCGGTTGATTACCTGGATGACCGGTGTCAGTACATTAATGAGTCCTTGTCCGATTGTGGCTTTAAGGCTGTCAAACTGCAGCTTCAGGACACGCACCTGGTTTGCCCAGCCATCCGCCGTCCGGATGAAGTCACCAGACGCTGTGGACAGCTGGTCCTGCACGAACTTATACCGCAGAGCTACCTTCTCGGCTTCGGACATCTTTGCCGTCACCTTACCATAGCCATTGGCCAGGGCATAGCTGTCAAGGGCGCTCTGGGTCATGACAATGCCAAGGTCCTTAAGAGTCTCTGTTTCACCCGTGAACACGGATTTCAGCTTTGTATAGGCCTCGTCCTGGCTAATGTTGTAGAAGGACGCCACGTCCCCAGCCAGACCAGTCAAGGTCGTGGACATCTCATAGGCTGCCTGTTCACCAAAACCGAATGCTTTAGCCATTGCGCCGAAGGTGCCAGTAAACCTCTTAGCCATGGTCTCGGACAGGCCGAAGGAGGTTATGGCGTTCTTGGCAAAGTCGTCCACCTGTTTGGACATACGTGGGAACGTGACATCCACCACATTCTGGACTTCCGCCAGGTCGGACCCCAATTCAATACACTGTGCGCCGAAGTCTATGATTTTCTTTACTGCAAACGCCGCCGCGAGAGCAGCTCCCGCCTTTTTAGCCAGCCCCTGTATTCCGGCCATCTGCTGTTTAAATTGATTCTGGTTGACCACAAGGTCAAGGCCAATCTGGCCTACGCTGTCAGCTGCCATACATATCACCTGCCTTTTAATTCAAAAGCAGGCTCTGGCTCGCTACTCCTTTGGTGCGGCTCTAGGCTCTGTCATTTTTATATCCAACCTGTTTATGGTTTTACATCTGGGACATTTAATTTCCCCCTTAACGTATTCCGCCAGGAGAAGGGTCTGTCCACATCTTACACATCTTACTTTCTCAATCTTAACCACCTCCGCACATAGCCGCAAACATCTTCTCCAGGCCGGCCATTTCCTTCTCGAAGGTTTCCCCATCCATTTCTTTCATTTCCCGGTTACGCCAATCATCATATATCCGGCGCTGGTCCTTTGTATAATGTTTGATGATATCCTTATCCGTTTCGGACCGGATGGCTACCACACGGCCTAATGCCGTCTCCGGGGACAGGCCGGCAATCAGTGCCTTGAATTCGTCCCAGGAGACTGTTTCAAATTCTTTCGTTCGTATACGCAACCCGTACTGCGACAGGAAGCTGGAGACTATCAGGTCCCAATCCTCAAACATATCGTAGTACGGGTCACTGCTCTCCCCCGGCAGGTTCCTCCATGCCGGAAATGAGCTGGACCGCTTCCTGCACTACAATAATCAAGTCATTGAATCCCAGTTTCATCCTCTCTATCTCTTTCTTGGACTTTTCTGGGAACATCATGTCGTAGGCCTCCAGGATTTCCTGTGCACCAGGGTCATTAGCCGACATCAGTCCCATGACCTTAAGCATGGTCGGGGCATCCGCATTCACTTCTATGGCCTTTCCCTTGATTACCAGGGATGGATTCCCTTCAAAACTCAATTTATCTGTGATATCTACTTTCCTTGCCATTCGTTATTCCTCCTTATGCTCCTGGTGTGGGCGCCGGTGTAAATGTCGGGGCGCCATATCCCGTCACTTCAAATTCCAGGGTGTCAATGTTGGTTGTATCACCGCCGCCCGGAGTGGTCACATTCACAACCACGTCACAGGCCAGCTTTGCGCCGGATACCATGGTCCACTCAAACTTCGTCATGACGTCCTGTCCGAACTTCCAGGCCAGGCCGGCAATATAGTCATTGGCCGGGTCACCTACTGACCTCTTTCCTTTGAAGGAAAATCCCAGCTTCTTTCCTGTCATGGCTGCTTTTGCCCAGCCCTTTGCATCCATGGCATACCATTCCTCTACGGTACCGTCAATGGACGGAGCGAAATTCTCCAAATCTAACGGTACAGCCATATTCTCCTCTGTGCTTTCAAGGCCTTTTATGCCAAACTTAAACACATTGTTATGCACCGGATAAACTTTTCCTGCTGCATCTGCCATATCTCATTCCTCACTTTCTCTGATACACAAAATCCAGCCATATCACATATTCATATACACCTTTTTCATCCGTTCCCACGTCAACCGGTTCCGGTACCTGGAGGATGATACAATTAATGGGTGTACCCCCTATGGACAGGCTGGATACGTTTTTAAGTTTCTCATACAGCTCATAGGCGGCCCGCTCTGATGCCTGTACATCCCTGTCCCAATGGACCAGCAGGGAGATGCGCCGGATGTTGTAGCTGCTATAATCATGTCCCCCCAGGGCCATCACGGGAGGACCGCTGCCCTGCCGGTGATATACACCAATGGAATGGTCCTTCTTGCTGTTCAGCTTCCCGATATAAACATTCCTGTCAGCCGTAATTCCCAGGCCTCCTATGTATCCCCGGATGTCATCCAAGGTCAGCATCATACACCACCTACTTTCTTGTAAAACCGCTTAAATGCATTCCTGGCAAAATCCTGGCTTACTCCACCAGGTAGCCACGGTTCATACCATTCGCCACCGGCAAACGGGTTCTCATCCGTCTGGAAGTTGTATTCCGGATGAAAATACAGACGCCGCGCATAAGGCGTGTTTACCACCAGCGTCGCTTTCCCTTGACCACATTCTTTGTAATCCGCAAAAAAGCTGTCTTCCTCCAGGTGGCCTGTGTCAAAAGGCATCACCTGGACCTGGACAACCTCCGTGTGTAGTGCCTCCGCTGTCATCTCCAAGGCAGTCACTGCCGCCTGTGTCAGCTGTTTAATCCGCGGGAAATTCATCTTCACAGTTGATTTAACCTGCATCAGACCACCTCCAACTGACAATAGTTAACCGTCCCGTCCGGGTTTCTGGCCTTCATCCCCTGCTCTATCCTCCGCTCTTCCCCGAATATGGTAACGGTACCCCCGCTTAAGGTTGGGAAGTCCGGGGCAATGTCCCCGGGGAACAAGGCCGTACCTGTTATCTGCACCAGCTTCTTTTCTGTGGTCAGAATGGTCTTGGCCCGGTCCTGGAAGTTGCATTTCAATTCCAGGTCCAGCGCCTTCTCCGGCTTACCGTGGTTATCCGTGTCCTCCGACTCCAGATGGACATGTATATCTGTCTTACATAGCCGTTTTGGAACTAAGAATGGATATTTCATGGTTCACCTCGCTAACCGGCAGCACAGGCCCGTCTGGGACAGCAGGGCGTACACATCACGCTTCATAGCCACGCCCTTGTCCGTAAATACGTTCCAGCTGCTGCCAAACTGTGCCGATACACCATTGATGCTGTAGCCCTGCAGGATGGTGTTAATCTCGTCTGTATTCTCCCATTCAAAGTCCGCCTGCTGGCAGACCACTTCTTGGATAACATCCTGCTGGAAAGCTGTCAGATTAGAAAATCCCCGGCCCACAATACGGTTGTAGGTCAGGGAATCAACGTGGCGGCTGGCCTGCTTAAGGGCCTTGTCCAGCTCGTCCATGGGGATTACATCTCCCTTGTATGCATCACAGTAGTACTCATAGGTGACATAGGGTTCATAGGGCATGTTATTCACCCGCCTTTTTACTCTCCGCTTTCTTTGCCGATTCCTGCTTTGGGGCCTGGAGGGCTGCAATCTCTGCTTTCAAAGCTTCGTTTTCAGTGTATCTTTCAGCCGCTATGTTCTGCAGATGCTCAATCTCTTTAACCGCCTTCATGTATTCATCAAAAGGCACTGTCTTCCCGCGTCCATACGCGGTCACCCGGCCGTCATCACCCACAATATCAAAGCCCGCATCCTGATAGGACTTCTGCTGGCTTTCATCAATGGTGTACTCTTTATTTCCCTTAACTGCTCTCATACTACCTCCTTACGCTCCGGCTGCCTCTACGTTCATGGCACATCCCTCCACCTTCTTTTCCAGAAGGAACAGGTCGCCATAGCAACGGTTCTGATACAAATATCCGTCCGCCGTTCTTGAATCCGTCCCTGGGGTGAACAGCTTGATATAGCTGTACTTATCCCGGCATACCACGCAGGAAGTATGAATCAGAATCCAGTTAATCTGCTTGGCGTCAGCGGAAGCTACACAGCCGGTTGTAAAGTCATACTTCGTCTTCATCCTGGCTGCCGGAACCATCTTTATGGTCACATCATCCAAGCTATGTACCTTACGGTTGATTGTGGACGGGGATGCGACGGTCATAACCCTCTGGAGTCCTTCTGCCTCCTTCACAATCTTATTCATGGTTGGGGTGACATACAGCATCCTCCCCTCCTCCGGAACACCGGCCTCGTCCATCCTCGCCATTTCCTCGTCAAATGCTTCCAAGAAATTGGCTGCCGTAATCACATCGGTACTAATACGGCCTGAATAGGTGGTCAGCTCTGCATGAAGTTTAGAATAGCGGTAGGAATCTTTTTCCGGGATAGCTTGTTCGGTCTCAAACGTGTTCTGTATGTTTGCCACGGATAAGGTCAGGTTTGTTTCGTCAATGTCCATGGGGTCAATCCAGAACTCCACATCCCTGTCGTGTTCCAGCTTCTTTGCCTCCCAGTCATTACTCAGGGTGCCTACATTGAATCCCGGTGTCCTGGTATGGTCCTTATACCCAGTCACTGCCATCCTTGGAAGTTTGATAGTCTGGGCATTGATGAACTTCACCTGCTGGTTACTCTGTGTTAAAGCATCAGAGCATAATTCCTTTGCGTACTTCTGTTGGAGCAGCTGTGTAAAGGTTGTTGCATAATCATATACTGCCATTTCTTAATCCTCTCTTTCATTAAAGTCCGAACGCCTTTTTAAGGGCGTCGTCTGTCGCCTGCGTCTGCTGTTGCCCACTGGCTGCTCCCACCTGGATGAACCCGGTGGAGCCTGATGCCTGGGGTTTCAGCGCCGGCACGTCCTCAAGTACCTTGTTCAGGGCTGCCTTAAGCGCCTCATCATTGATTTTCCCATCCTGCCCCATGACCTGGCTTAAGTCGGCCATCTTAAGGACGTAAGGAATTGTTTTGGCATCAATCCCCAGTGATACCGCCGTCATGGTAGCTGCACTGTCAATCATGGCCTTCTGGGCCACTGCCTGGGCCTGGGTGAGCTGCTGCTGGATTGCGCCCACATCCGGCTGCTGGGCCGCCTTCTGCTGCTTAAATGTGGCAATTGCCTGTTCCATTTCTTCCTGGCTGAGCCCCTGCTGCTTGAAGTAGACTTTCAAGGCCGTGTCCTCCTTAGCGGCCAGAGTCCCTTCCAGCATTTGCTGGATTTTAGCATAATCAATTGCCGGGGATGCCTGCTGTCCTGTTTGAGTTTGTGTCTGCTGCTGATTCTGACCTCCTGCCGGCGGCTCTGCTCCACCTGCGGGCTCAGCAAATAACTGTAAGTTCATACGTTTCATCATCCATACCTCCATTTTAAGGGTGTCACCCTGTAATTTTTATTGCATCCATTGTCATCAGTGTCGCTGGCCACGCAGCAGTTTTAAGCCATGCTCGTGTTTGGGCGTAAAAATAACACCCGGGATAGTCCCGCGTGCTTCACTCATTTCTTCTTTCCATTCCAACACAATATGATAATTGTCAGACAAATGATTGCTGTTATCTGCACTGCCGGCGTTATGTTATCACCCCTTTTCCGTTGCGATATCGCAACAAATAAAATACCACCGGCCGTTACTGACTGGTGGTTTCGTGTTCTTCTACAATTTTTCTCAGCTGCTCTTTCCACTCTTCATAAGTGTACTTTGCTCCGATACAGAATGATATGTCTTTAAGCTGTCCAGTAATCGAATATACTTTGCGACGCAATTCCTGCAATTCCTCATCGTTTCTCATCATATCAACAAACTCTTTCTTAAGCATGAATCAATCATCCTCCTATAATCCCCAGAAAAGCTTTGTGTATATCTGGAAACTCGTCTTTTATGAATCTAACAGTATTATCATCCCCCTGATACAACGCTGAGAAGATATCGGCAAATACCTCCAGTTCTGTGTATCCCGGAACGCTAATATATTGCGAAGCATGAGAAGCCCCACCGACAATTGAATTATCCGTAATGCATCCCATCATGTCGCTGATAAGGTTATTATACTCTAATTCTCCGCCCGGTTCAAACATTTTCCTATATCGTTCTGCGTTTTCCATTAGATGTTTTTCCGCTTCTATGATTGCATTTGAAAACTCTGCATTCATAGGACTCCCAAACTCATTTTGGTCAATTCTGTGCGCCAGCTCATGGAGCATGACTTCTTTGTAATCTTGATATGGATACTGCGGATGTGTCGTATTGATTCTGATTGTATCCGTATCAGGGTCATAAGCAAATGCATGTTCAGACGTTTCATTGAGGACAACAAACTCATCGTTAGTATATTTATCTATCAGGTCAACCATCTTGACTGGCGTATCATCCCGATGCACCTTTATCTCATCTGAGACCGCGTATCTCTTTTCTGCCTCCCCCTCCCATTTTTCAGATTTCTGTTTATACTGCTTCTGATTTTCTGGTGACAACGAATATTCCGCCAATCGTCCATACTTCTCAGACTGTCTTGCCGCATACTGCTGCCAGGCCTCCTGCTTATTGGCCTGACCGACCGCCTCCAGTTCCTTCCTAGTCCAGGTATCGTCTGCAGTGGAGATGCCAGGGAAGTATGTTGTGTGGCTGTCCTTGCATCTGGGGTGATACAGTCCGGATGCTATGGCCTTACTCATGAGGGGATACGGCCCATCGGATTTCTTTCCGCCGGACCAGACGTCGTCAATCAGGACTTTACCGACAAAGGGCAGACACTTAGGACATGGGTTGCCGCGCTTAGCCATGATGACCGTGGTAATCCCCCATTCCCGCCTTTTCTCCCCCTCGCCCTGTAGGTAAGCCCGCTTGGATGCCGTCCGGATGGCCATGTCGGCATAATCCGCCAGGGTATGACGGGCACCATTGACATACTCCACACAGTTAAGCCCCC